CCTAAGACAGGTAAGCCGGTGGAAATGAAAAAATCTGATTACAAAAAAGGTGGTAAAGTGAAAACTAAAAAATATATGGCTGGCGGAATGGCTATGCCCGGCGCTGGTGGTGCTCCTATGGGGGCTGCTGCTATGGGCGGCGGTGCTCCTGCTATGCCTATGACGGAAGAGCAAAAGAAAAAGAAAATGATGGAAGAGATGATGAAGAAGAAGGCTATGGCTGGTGGCGGTGGTGCCCCTATGGGTGGTGCTCCTGCTCCTGCTGGCGCTCCCGCTATGAAGAAAGGCGGTAAAGTACCTAAAGCTAAGAAGAAAATGATGGGCGGCGGTATGGCTAAGAAAGCCTACAAGTCTGGCGGTAAAGTTCGCGGTGCGGGCATTGCTAAGCAAGGCGTTCGTAAGTGTAAGATGCGCTAACCATGCGCCGCTACTATAAATCTGGCGGAAAAATATGCTCTAAGGGTAAGTCGTGGGCGAAACGTACCTTCGATACTTACCCTAGCGCATATGCTAATATGGCAGCCTCTAAATACTGCAAAGACCCTAATTACGCTAAAGGTTCTAAAGGTAAGAAATAATGGGCGATCTAAAGAAATGGGTTGACCAAGACTGGGTTCGTGTCGGTACTGATGGTAAAGTCAAAGGTAAGTGTGGCACATCAAAAGACAAGAAGAACCCAGACCGTTGCTTACCACGCAACAAAGCGAACTCGCTAACCAAAGGCCAACGTGCAGCCACTGCTAAGAAAAAGAAGCGGGAAGGCGCAAAAGGCAAAACGGTAGTTAAGAACACTAAACCCGCGACAGTAAAGTTTGGGGGTGGTGGCTTAGCTCGTAAACGACGACACAGATGCGGATGTGGAACTAAATAATGGCTACTTCAGGTACTGCTACATTCAATATGCCCTTCGCAGAGCTTGCTGAAGAGGCGTGGGAACGCGCTGGGCGCGAGCTACGAACAGGTTACGATCTACGCACGGCTAGACGTTCTATGAACCTACTCACCATTGAGTGGGCAAACAGGGGCATTAACCTGTGGACGATAGACGAAGGTACTATCCAACTTACCAAAGACGATGCTACGTACACCTTACCCGCTGACACAATAGACGTATGTGAAATGAACATACGCACAAACGCAGGCGATGCGTCATCACAATCTGACTTATCTTTAAACAGAATCAGTATACCTACGTACTCAGCCATACCAAACAAGTTATCCACAGGTAGACCATTACAAGCTGTAGTCCATAGGTTAGGCCAAGCAGGTATATACCAATCTGGCGACCGCACCAATGGTAATACCCCGACCCCTACTAATATAGGTGCAAACGTATCTTTTCTTACTTTGTGGCCTGTACCGGACAGCAGTACCGCTTACCAAATATCGTTCTATCGTATGCGCCGCATACAAGACATGGGTTCAGAAGCAGGTAAGACCGACGCAGATATGCCGTTTAGGTTCTTCCCGTGCGCGGTAGCAGGACTAGCGTATTACATTGCTATGAAAGTTCCTGAGCTAGCCCCTAGAATACCGATGCTAAAACAAGAATACGAAGAACAGTTTAAGTTAGCTTCTGAAGAAGATAGGGAGAAAACTTCAGCGCGTTTTGTGCCTAGTATAGGTCGCTGCTAATGGCTAATAAATTTGCATCCTCTAAAAGAGCGATTGCTATATGTGATCGTTGTGGGTTTCAGTATAAACTAAAGAAACTCAAAGCTCTGGTTATCAAGAGTAAGAACACGCATTTGCTGGTATGCCCATCTTGTTGGGAGCCGGATCACCCACAGAACAAGTTAGGGGAAGTTGTAGTAACTGACCCACAAGCAATACGCAACCCGCGCCCAGACAACGCCACGGCGGTAAGTAGAGTTACTCAGTACGGTTTTAGACCTGTAGGCGGCGGAAATAACATAGACATACCCAACACACTAGTGGGTAATACCAAGATAGGCACAGTGACGGTGACGACATAATGAGCATGACATACGCGGACTTGAAGACTAACATCGCTGACGTTACTGAGAATACGTTTTCAGACTTCCAGCTAAACTTGTTCATTACCCAAGCAGAGCAAGCTATATACACAGCTATTGATTTACCTGCTAGCACGTTTACAGACAGCGCTACTACCTTAACTACCGGTAGTGCTACATTCGCTGTCCCTAGCGGGTATTTAAGTAGTGTTAGCCTAGCTGTTAAGAGCGCCGCAGGTGTAGTTACGTACCTACTACAGAAAGACAATAGCTTTTTGTTAGAGGCATACCCTGACACAACCTCCACAGCCGTTCCTACGCACTACGCGCAGTATGGTGAAAGTACTTATGGTGGCCCAGCTAATACACTATTTCTTACCGTAGCTCCCACACCTGACGCAGCATACGCGACAATCCACACATACAAAGCCTATCCCGAGTCTATTACTTCGGGCGGGGAAACCGGCACTACTTGGCTATCGACTAACTTTGATAGTGTGTTGCTAAACGGTGCGCTAGTAGAAGCAGCTAGGTTTATGAAAGCTGAGCCGGACATAGTAGCCATGTACAATCAACAGTTTGTGACATCTCTAAAGCTGTTAGGATCACTAGGGGCTAGAACATTTAAAGATGCGTATCGTACGCCCACTGGAGCAGCACCGGTAGGAGTAGCATAAGATGGCTATTACACAAACAATGACCACATCATTTAAGAAAGAGCTGTTTGAGGCGGTACATAATTTCACCTCCCACACTATTAAAATAGCTTTGTACGATAGTACGGCTACATTAGACGCAGATACTACGGCGTTTGGTGGTGCTGGTGAACTAGCTGATGGGGTAGGTGGGTACTCCACAGGTGGCAATACATTAACTAAAGTAGCCCCTGCATCTAGCGGTACAGCCGCGTTTATAAGTTTTGACACTACTACTTGGGGCAGCTCTACGTTTACCGCACGTGGGGCGTTGATTTATAACTCTAGCGCGTCTAACAAAGCTATAGCTGTGCTAAACTTCGGCTCAGACAAAACATCATCTAACAGCACGTTTACGGTTACTTTCCCCGCAGCAGGATCGACCTCAGCGGTAATTAGGATTCAATAATGACTATTAACTATACTGACTTACTAAAATTAAGTAAGCCCGTTCAAGGTACAGAAACGGGTGGTTGGGGTGACATTGTAAACGACCAAGTTACTTCTATGGTTGAAGAGGCTATAGCAGGGCGCGTTTCAATTGCGCATACTGCGGACTCGGTACTTACCCTTAGCACTGCTAACGGCGCTACTGCTCAGTCACGTAACATGATGGTCGAGATTACAGGCGCGAGGTCACAAACACAGAATGTTGTTGTACCTGCACTAAGTAAGATGTACATCTTCAAAAACAGCACCACCGACGCGGGGTCAAGTGGCCCATACGCGCTAACCGTAAAGACGGCTAGTGGTAGTGGTGTAGCTGTCCCAGCGGGCAAAACAATGATCTTGTTCTGTGACGGCACCAATGTAGTAGAAGGTATAAATCAAATTGTGGGTAACTTAGCTGTAGGGGGCACCACTACGTCTACAGGCAACTTAACCATAGGGGCTGATAAGCTAGTAGTTACGGCGTCAAACGGCAATACAGCGATTGCAGGCACGCTAACCACGGCTAACGGTGCGTTAAGTACGGGTTCCGGCAACATAACAACCACAGGCGCTATATCAGGCGGCAGTATAGACGCTTCCCCTGCGGTAGCTTCTGGTGCAGTAATAACAGGCACCTCGGTAAACGCCACTACTTTCGCAGGTTACAGTGGTCAGCGCGTATTATTTACAGGCGGCTCCGACTGCACCATAACCTTGCCCGATGCTATAGACGATGTAGCTGTAGGTGATTCTTGGGTTATTGTCAACGCGCAGGGCGCTGCGGGGGTAGAAGTTATCTTAGACCCCGGCTCTAGCGACAACACTATTAACATTGCTACAGGCTCTACTTATGGTGGTACGGCTAACGTAAACGTGACTATCGCGCCGGGCGGTGTAGCTGAACTAGTCGTAGTATCTACACACAACTATGTCGTCTTCGGCAGTGGTATCTCTTAATGTCTTCTGGCGTAATAGCAGCAGCGGGTAGCGGAGCCTTACAGACTCAAGTAACTGTAGGGTTTTCTAACATAACTTACGGCTCTACCTACGGGTACAGAAGAGCTGGCTATTCCCGCTTCGTAACGTTTGGTAGTGATGTAGGTGAAGCATTGCCCGCTAACATTACTATTAACGGCGTTACTATGCTGCACCCTAACGTGTACTGGCAGGCACAACTTGGCGCTACAGTGTTCGCTATAGAGACTATACCTAGCCTCTATAACGTGGGTGGGGTCGACTACAACGCTAACGCACCTACAAGTGCGTACTTAACAAACTTGACTGCCAATGCCTATACGTTTGTGCCAGATATATTTAGTGGGTTAAGACTAGAGCCTTTTGACCCTACGTCGGGTGTTTACGCTTGGGGGGCTACACACGAAAAACTTAGCGTTGCTTCAGACAGCGCAGATAACTTAATGGGCGAGACAGCGGGTGCTGTGAAAGTATTAACTTGGGAAGGGGTTAGTTAGATTATGTATGTATTGACAGAAGTAACACCACAAGCTATCGACACTGCGCTAATATCGTCGTTGTATACTGCTAATAAAGACGTACAAGACGTGTACGCAGGCTATACCTATGAAACTGACGATGTGCGACTAAGCGAGATAGTTTGGAAGTTCACTAACGCCGACGAAGTATCTAAAAAAGTAATGTCCTTGACCACTGATAGCGATGACACAGTGTTAGGGTTATTTGAAGGTGCCCCACACAATGGTACGTTCCACGCTACATTTATACTTACTGGGGTATCTATCCTAGATTTAGCAGACGCTATTCATACGTACCTAACTAATTTAGGTATGGGGGAGTGGAAAGTACTCTTACGTCCGGGAACTGACCACTACGCACAAATAAAAGCCGGTTTGGGTAGGTCTGACCTATTCGCCGTGTCCACAGAAGATACGTGGGTTGATAATTCTGAACTTAATAGAGGCAATTTTAGCTTCATAACTTTAAACATATTGTAGAGGTAGTAATGGCAACGCAGAAGGAAATGCTAGTAGAAACAATCGCGGGTATTGAGCGGCATGAGTCGGAGTGCAACATTAAGTACTCTCATATTAAAGAACAGCTTAGCGATGGCTCTAAGAAGTTTATCCGCCTAGAAAACATTATTTGGGGGCTGTATGTGCTCATTATCTCTGGTGGCGTTGCTATTATTGGCCAACTCATCTAGCTATGGAACTTAGTGAGAATACAGGTATAACAATACCAATCAGAAACCTAGTGGCTATGATTGCTTTTACTTGTATATCGACTATGGCTTACTTTGGTATTCAAGAGCGGCTAAACCTCTTGGAACATGCTTTAGACAAAACTCAAATGGACATAGATCAGAACAGCGAGTTTAGGGTAAAATGGCCTAGAGGCGAGTTAGGAGCACTTCCTGCCGATGCTAGGCAAGACATGCTTTTAGTGTACGTTAGTGATCAGCAGCAAAAACACAATAGCGCTACTGAAAAACTTAAAGATTCGCTTACTGACTTAAAACTACGTATAGCGGCTTTAGAGGCTGGTATAGAACTAAAAAGAGACTAGAAAAGGTAAAATGGCAATGCTAACCAAACTATTAAACGACTTGAAAGCACTATTAGGGGGCTTCAAAGTCAAGATACAAGCAAAATCGAAAGCGGCGCTAGCGTTAATAAAAGCCGAATTAGCAATCTTTAAAGCCCGATTGAAAGGCTTGAAGGGCAAATTGCGCGCCTTAGTTCGAGACTAAGTAACTTAAACAGTACTCCACTGAGATAACGGCTATGCGCAAACGTACTTCAGGGCTAACCAAGCAGCAGAAAACAACGTTAGAAAAGCATAAAGAACACCATACAGCTAAGCATATGGCTTTTATGCGTAAAGAAATGAAGAACGGTAAGAGTTTTTCAGCTTCACATAAATCAGCTATGCAAAAAGTAGGTAAGTAAAATGAATTTTAAAGCTATTAAAGGCTTAATTGGGGCGGTTGCTCCTACACTTGGTGCGGCACTAGCTGGCCCTCTTGGGGGCACCGCTGCACAAGCAATTGCATCCGTACTAGGTTGTAAGTCAGACGCTAAGTCTATAGATACAGCAATGCAATCTGCCACACCTGAGCAGCTTGTCGAGATTAAAAAGGCCGAGTTAGACTTCGAGAAGAAGATGGCGGAGCTAGAAGTCGATGTATTTGCTTTGGAGGCTCAAGATGTCAAAGATGCGAGACAAGCACACAAAGGTGATTGGACGCCAAGAATCGTTGCTCTCGTCGCTCTGGTGGGCTTCGTGGGGTATATTTTTCTTGTTACTATCCAGCCACCTGATGCTAATAGCGACACTATAGTAAGCCTAATCCTAGGCTATATGGGCGGTGTAGTATCTGCCATAACTTCTTTTTACTTCGGTGCGAGTTATAAATCAGATGAGTAAGTTTAAATACTTTAAAATAGAAGAATTTGATTGCCAAGAGACTGGCGAGAATGACATGCAGGATGAATTTATCCATGCGTTAGACGCGCTACGTGAGGCGGCGGGGTTTGCCTTTACAATTACTTCTGGCTACAGAAGCCCTAAGCATTCCATCGAAGCTAAGAAAGCAGAGCCGGGGATGCACAGCAAAGGCATTGCCGCAGACATACGAGTTAGTAGCGGCGCGCAGAGATTCTTGCTAGCAAAACTAGCATTCGAGCTAGGTTTTAGTGGTATTGGTATTGCTAAGACTTTTGTTCACGTAGACACACGTAGTACTGTACCTGTGCTGTGGACTTATTAAGAGGTAACAATGCCATTAAGCAAGTTAGAACTAAAACCCGGTGTAAACAAAGAAGGTACTCGATACAGTACTGAGGGTGGATGGCACGACTCCGACAAAGTACGGTTCCGTAAAGGCTTGCCGGAAAAGATCGGTGGATGGCAACAAATATCTAATAAGGTGTTTAATGGTGTTTCCCGCTCTATCCATAGCTGGCGTACTCTAGCTAGTAACTTACTTGTAGGGGTAGGCACAAACACGAAGTTCTACGTAGAAGAATCAGGTGAGTACAACGATGTTACCCCTGTCCGTAAGGCCACAATTACCTTAGCTGATGACCCCATTGTCACTACTGCAAGTTCTACTACTGTACGTGTAATAGACACCACTGGCGGGTACCAAAATGGCGATTTTGTAACACTTGGCGGTACAGCGGAAACAACAAACGGGGTAACTACTACCCTACTAAGTAATGAATTTCAAATAACGGTTAACGATGGCAACGAAGCCTCGGCAAACGTCGCAGCAACCACTTCGAGCAGTCAGGAAGTCACCCTAGACGGCAATACTGGCACTATCGCTATTGGTATGACAGTGACGGGCACTGGAGTAGGCACGGGAGTATACGTTTTAGATGTTACTACCGGCGATTTAGACCAAAACAAAATAAAGTTAAGCGCCGCTAAATCCTTAGATGAAGACGTTGCGCTGTCGTTTGACTACTCCGAGTCTTACACCATAACTATAGCTAGCGCCTCTGGTGGCTCCCCTGCGGTTTTTCCTGCGGGCGGGAACGCTATTACAGCTACGTACAAGATAAACTCAGGTGATGAGTTAAGTACGGCGCTAGCTGGTTGGGGTGGCGGTGAGTTCGGTA